ACCAGGGAGTTTCAAAACTCTATTGCCGACTCAGTACTTCAGCTGCTGGAAGATATCATCTATGAATATAAGCTAGATAATTTCTACACTATCCAGAAAACCGAGATAATAGGCAGGAACGGAACACACTTTGGATTCCAGGGGTTGCACCGGAACATACAGAAAATTAAGTCATATGAGGGTGTTGATATTGTATGGTGTGAAGAGGCCCACAACATGGCCCAGAAATCATTTGACATATTGATCCCAACGGTTAGAAAGACCGGTTCAGAAATCTGGTTTACATGGAACCCTGAAGAATCACAGGCCCCTATCGAAACCTTTTTTAATAATCAGACAGATAAAATAGTTGAGAAAGTGAACTATTATGATAATCCATTCTTCCCTGAAGTCCTCATGAAAGAGTTAACACTATTAAAGCAGTATGATTATGATAAATATTTGCATGTCTATGAGGGTGAGTTTCTGGAGATCACAGAGGCCCAGGTATTCAAAGGAAAGTTTACAGTCACCAATTTTATTACCCCTGATGATGCAGTATTTTACCATGGGGCGGACTGGGGATTTGCGAAAGATCCGACAACAGGGATAAGGTGCTATATAATAGAAAATAGTTTATATATAGATAAAGAGGTTTATGGACTAGCAATAGAAGTTGATAAACTGCCTGAGATGTTCAACCAGATAGACACATTTCAGAAATGGTCATCTATAGGTGACTCAGCAAGACCAGAGTTAATATCCTATCTGAAAAACAGAGGATTTAATATAAAGCGGTCAAGGAAAGGGAAAGGATCAATTGAGGCTGGGGTAGAAAGGATAAGATCCTTTGATAAGATATATATACATGAAAAGTGTGTTAATACTATCTATGAGTTTAAGAATTATTCATATAAGCAAGACAAATTGACCGGGAACATATTACCTGTTATACTAGATTTAGATAATCACATGATAGATGCATTAAGATACGCCATTGAAGACGTAACTTTTAAACATAAGCGAAAGCGGTCAGTCAATCAAAAGGCTGATTTATACTTTGCAAGATAAGGGGTCCATATGCCACATTTAGATATAAAAGCCGGTGAAAAGCTAACTGAAGAACAGATTAAAACTATTGCTATGAAAAGCAAAAGCGATTATATGACTAACCATGCATACTATAAATCAAAGAATCCTGAATTGTATGATGTGTGGACTAATAGACGGCAGCGGCAGATCAGCCCGAACAATTACGCCCCTTCAGGCTATGCGAGCTATATAGTCGATATTATGACCGGTTATATTGCATCCCCTGGATATGTAGAGTATGCATCAGATAATGAAGAATATATTGATACCATTAACTCAATAAATAGAAAGAACAAAGAGCCGACAGTAACAAATCAGGAAGTCAGAGAAGCCGGGATACAGGGCGAAGATTTTGAATTACATTTTATTGAGAAGAATAATAAAAATGAAATTATCCCTAGGTTCGTATCAGTGCCAGGCTTTGAATGTTTCCCTATATTCTCAGGAGATCTTGACCCAAAACTTATAGCAATGGTTAGATGCATAAGAAAAGATGAAGATAAAAAAGACATATGGGTATATTACAGTGATATAACTCAGCGTTATACACTAAGCAAAGAGACTATTGTAAAGATCGGAGAAGATGAGCAAAACGAATATGAAGAAGTTCCATGGAATATCGGAAGAAACAATATAGCGTGGGAACCTGATTTCCTACAGGTAAAAACATATATAGATATAATCGATTCTATCCAGACTAATACACTAAACGCCCTGGATAAAAACGGACGGGCTGTAATATTAACCTCATTACCTAAATCAACAGAACTTGCAAAGGATCTCAAAAATCTTAACATGGTCTTTGATATGGAAAAGGGAGACAGCGGAGAGGGTAAAGATTTCTTTGATTATGCATCAATGGAACTTAATACTGATCTCAGAGAACACATGCTTGATCACTTCATAAGCGAATTGCATAAGATCTCTGGTATATTTGATTTCACCAAGTTAGACCTTGGAACCGATCCATCCGGGACAGCCTTAAAATATCGTATATATCCTATGGAACTTAAAGCCTCTGAAAAAGTAGCTTATAGAATGGAGTTTCTAAGACATCGATACGAACTTGTTACAACAATCATAAATAAATTCACAATATCCGGTGGCAAGAGAATCACAGGCGCTGATGTTGATGAACTCGAGATTACAATGAAAAGGAATCTTCCTGCAAACACTAAGGCGATATTAGAAGAGAATGAGCTGATGTCACCATATACAGATAAGAAAACATTACTTGAGAGAATCCCAGGTGTAGATGCTGAAAAGGTATTAGAGCGAGTAGCTGAAGGATTGCCTGATATTGATCTGTTTACAGAAGAGAATGAGACAGATGGCGAAAACTGACGAGTTAACACTCAAAGAAATGCAACAGATAGCAACCGAAAGAACACAGGCTGTAATAGGTGCATGGAACGTTGATAAAAACGGGAACCCACGCCCTATCGGTCAGACTAAAAAAGTCTTAGAGCAATATAAGGCTTCTGCAATTAAGATCCTGGCAGACTGGGAGAAGACATATGCAAAACTATTATCAGGTGTTGATCCTGATGATTATTTCAATGAGATAACAAAGTTTAACCGGTGCGATAATCTATTAAAGCAGACATTCAAGGATTACAATGAAGCAGCTAGAAA